TCCTTTTGAAGCTACCCAAGAACGAGCTACATCGTTGTGACCCAAGTCAAACAAACAAGTGACAGAAGTTTGCAACTCTTTAGTTTTATACACTACATTTACTGGATCTAGCTGAACTGCTTGAGATTCCACAAACTGAAAACCCTCTCTATCAGTCATAGCTCTTGATTTGTCAAACATCCACCAATAACCTGTATTGGTAATGTAATCTAAGGGTAATACCTCAAACGCTGAAACTGCCGAACCATCGTGGTCAAAAGACTCTGGAATCATACCTTTCTTGATAGCTCCCAGAATTTCATTTGCCTTAAAATGATTTGCCGTTCCTTTCTTAACTACCAATGTAGTCAAGCTTGCAGGTCGTGGATTGCCTTTAGGGTCAACCATTAAAGAAGCTGTTCTGTATGCTCCTTTAAGTCCTGCGTAATCAAATGGGAGATTATATGTAGTCCCGTCATAGACGAGATTATTCATGTTGGTCATGAACTTGTTACTCCTCTTTTAAGAGTGGTTAAGTCATTTCTGCTTAACTCTTATAATTTCTTATAAGGTCGGACTATCGCTTTACCTCTTCTATTGAGGTATCAATTCGTTTAGTCTCTGCGGCTGCAATATGAGATTTTGAATATAATTTTTCCAATCATGAACAAAAAGTAAATAGCTTGCCTCTGGTTATCCTTTCGGATTTTCCAGGTATTTAGAATTGATTAATTTTTAATGAACAGTCTTAAAGATATTCTTGGGTTTTAAGCAAATGCTATAGAATATATCCCAAGTGCGGCACCAATTCTACCGCCATCTTCTCTCGTGTGGTCATCATCAAATGCTCCCAAAGCATCACCACCACTTGTAGTGATTGTCTTTGAAACATCTCCCAAATGTGTGTATGAGGTAGATTCAAAACCATTATCTAACCTCTCTGCACATAATTTTTCCTTTTTTCTAACGACAGATAATTTTAATTCGTCAACGATATTGGTTAAGTCTCTCTTTTTAACTCCAAATTTCCACATTCTGTGTGAAATTGGCAATATCTTTGCAATCATTGTTTGTGTGAAAGTTTTATCAAATCCTTGCACTGGAGTTTCTGAAGTTATAACTGCATTTTCGTCAACGAAATCTGCCTCGCCTAACCCTGATAAGCTGCTATCCTTTTCATAATAATCATCAGTAGTTCTGAAGTTGAAGTATTTTTTATACATCACTTCTGGCTCCGAACTCTTTTTGAAGATATTTTGAATAGATAAGTCAACTAAATCAGCGGCTTGGCCAATCGTAAATGGATTTGCCATTTTTTAGTTAACTATGCTGCATCAGGGTCCACGCCACTTCCTACTAATACTCTGCCGACAATAAGTGTTGATGTTCTGCCTATTGCTTCCTGAACAAACACTACTGCTTGTCCAGTTACATCAGTACCGCTATTGTCAATTGTATTTTCGTCTGTGGCAGCCATTCTATCTCCATTGTGAGCTGTAGAAGCTGTTGCTGCAGATTGCACCTCTACTGTTTCAGTTCCGTCTAATTCAAGACAAAGAACTGAAGATGCTGAAGTAATAGTTTCCATCACAATCGCTTTACGAGTAAAGAAATTAGATGTAGATGTTACCTTAGCCCAGTTAGCTGAACCTGCTGTAAGCTCTAACAAATCTCCAATGGCAGCGGTCATTGATGATACTGGAAGCGTTTTAAGCCCTGTGTCATCAATATCCCTTAGAACATTGAATCCTGCCATAATTATTCACCAAGAATCTCTTTTTTTTCTTCTTCTGAAAAACCCTTTAAATGTTGACCCAAAGAAGGGTCAATACTTGGAGCCTCTCGTCTATTAGTTTTAGGAGAACTTGGCGATGCCCCTGAATGAGAAGCGACTTTTATCTTCTCTTTTTGGGCGTTAATTTTATTACTACTAGCAGTCCCAGATTTAATTCCAAAAACATCAGAATGAACCTTATCAAAGAGTTTTTTTAACCCTCTTGGATTCATTGGAGTTTTATACATTGATAATGATTCTTTAAATGAACTCCAAAGAATATTATCTTTGTCGTTTTCAGGCAGATATTCAGGATGACTGGATTCTATCCAATCGTCTAAAATATCTTGAGATTGCTGTTGAAAGTTAGAAGTCTGGAATTCATCTTTTTTGACCCATCCTTTCTTCTTACCTATAACATCTATAATCTTTTCAAGGTTTTGAACCTCGTCAGGATTATATTGCTTCAACACTTCTTCTTCTTCTGGCGTCAAAGAATATGGACTTTGGACTTTCTGGTCTGAAAAGAGTTTCTCACCCCTTTCCTTCCTTAAAACTCCCCTTATTCTTTGCACCTCCAGCCTTAATGCCTTTTCACGAGAGCTTTCACCCTCAACTGGCTTTGGCTCTGGCACTGCTTCAGGTTCTTCTTCAGATTCCTCTTTGGATTCAGCTGATTCTTCAGCCTCTTCTTTTGATTCATCTTCTGTTTCCCCTGTTTGGTTTTTACTCGGAGAAGATTCGGGTTGAGTGTCCTTCTCTTTTTTGAGTTCTTCTGCATCCTCTGTTTCTTCAACGGGAGGAGTGACCGTTTCCTCAAAATTAACTTCTCTTTTTTCTTCCATATTGTTTTACTTTCATTTGATTACTCGCTAAAGAGAGCGAGATGCAATCTTATGGAATTTGTTGGATAGGTATAAACCTACCCTTTAATGCCACAAGACTTATGGATATTATTTTATTTTTTCCTCGTTAATAAGTTCTATTATTCCTGCCATTTGCTGGGTAGTAATTTCTGCAGGCACATCTTTCAAATCAATCTTATGAAAATCAAACTGAATTTCCTCATCTAACATTTTGATATACTCATCAATCTGTTTCTGTCTTGCATCAGTCTCTTTCTTATATTCACTTTGTAGTTTTTTTAATTCTTTGTCAAACTTAGTTTCGTCTTCAATTTGAAACTCATTATTAGCCGTTATTTCTTTTCCCTTTTCATCTTTTTTAGAGTGTTTTTTGGCTAAATCAATTCTCTTTTGGTCGTAATCCATAAACCCCTCTGGAGGTTTGATAGATTTCTCTATACTCTCAACTTCAATCTTCATTTTACTGATATTCTTGGCAACAGCATAGGCAAATCTAACTCCTGTCAGTTTCCCCATTTGGTCAAGCGTTCTGAATAATTGTAAAAATGATTTCTTTTGCATATTATTTTTTAATAGTTATTTTTAAGTTCCCCGCTACTTTTTCAAGATACTTTCTTACTCCCTCAATTCCTTCTGAATATGGAATTGACTTTGTCCTGATATCGGTCTTATAAAACTCTAAATGAGCTTTACTTGCATTTGATTTTTCTTTAGGAACTATTATCTTAAACAAGAATCCTCCTGTGTCAGGGTAAGATACATTTATTCCGAAGTCTTCTCCCAATATCTCATCAACTAACTTTCTATACTTTGGAGATACTGGAGCGATATCTGGCTCTTCTGGTTTTTCTTCTTGCTTCTCGGGTTCTTTCTTGGCAATTCCTTTAATCAATTCTTTTATTTCATTCAAGTCATCTTTTGTAGCATATTCTACTCCTTTATTTTCCACTCCTTTATTATGACTTTTTAAGTGCATATTTAGATTACCCGACTCCATCTCACACACAGGACATTTTTTTGTTATCATTTTTGTTGTTTTTACTTATATTTTTTACGTGCTTAAGAGAGCACGACAACTCCGACCTTGATTATTCTCCCTTTAATCTTTTTATATTTGAAGCCTTTATTCTTGCATTTTCTTCATCAAATTCTGCTTTCCTTCCTGCTTTAAAATATCCATAATTACTTTTTACTGACTTTGCAGCACCACTAACAGATTTCCCTACATTTGCTCCAATAGCTTTAGCCCCCGTTCTTGCAGTATTTACTGCACTCTTCACCATATATCCTGTGCTTGTACCTATTTTCTTTACATTTGAAGGAAACTCTTTAATATCTTTTTTAGCTTTTTCAGCAGCCATTTTTCCTATTTTTGTATAAGGAAATTCTTTCCCGTTTATTATTGGACTCATACTATTATTTTATTTGAATTAAGAAATGCCTTAATATTTTGTTCAATCGTTAATGGCACATCTATTTCACAATTTACTACTAAATCTTGACCTTTTTTAATATCTTTTTTGACCTTTACTCTATGTTGTTTAAAATACTTTCTGATTGTTGTTTGCTGAACTGGCAGTAGTGAATCTTTCTGGTCTGGTTTTAATATCAATAAAGCTAAAGCGTAAATATCGTCCATTCTGACAAAGCAAGTAATATCTTTCACTTTTAATTCTACCACATCTTTTTCTGGCTTGACAATACACTCAATATCATTCTTGCCTGATTGGTCTGTCAAAATTAAGTTTTGTTGTTCTGTAATCATTTTCCTTGTATAAATAATGGTTGTTCTTCTCTGCTTTGATTTTGTTGCATTAAAAATGGTAATATTCCAAATGCTTCTACTGGCAATTTTGCTCGTTCTTTTGGTATTTTAATGTTCCACCATTCGCCATTATCTGTCTTAACTTTTCCTGTAACTTCTAATCCCATCTTCCTTGCTTCTCTTGGAATAGCTTCTTCGTTGAGTTTGTAGACGAAGTGTTTTGTGTCTACTTTGCCAGAGATGTCAAAGGTTTCTTGTAGATTTGTTATTTCATTTTCAAAAATGCGGTTATCGCCACTTGTTTTATGTTTTGCAAAAACTTTTCCATCTCTAATAATAACTTCTGCAGGATTTACTCCACTTGTAGGTTTCGGCACTGCCTTAAACTTCCCATCGCCGAGGATGTCGGTGATTATCCATTTACTATTACCTGATTGATTTACTTCCAATCCTACTTTCAAATCCTGAGCATTAAGTTTTGGACTATTAGCTATATCAATAGCGTAATCACCATCTCTAGCGACTGATCTGAACCACTGTGTATTATCTCCCAACCCCTCAATCTTCATCGCCGTTTCTCCACTTGGGATAAGAATGGTGTCTTTCCCGT